TTTCATCCGTGCCAGTCGTTCGGATCTGGCTTGGGTAAAGCGTTGCCTTAATGTTGATAGTCACTTTTTGGAGGATGCTTCTCCAGAACTGATTGCAGCTACCCTTGATGGTATCAAGAAGGGTGACATCTGGTTGAATAAGATTCGTCGTGATGCCTACGGTAAGCGTATCTACGGAAATGTATGTCTTGAGGTCTACCTCCCCAGCCGTGGTACTTGCCTCCTACAACATATCAATCTTGGTGCCTGCGACATTGATGAGCTGGTGCCAGCATTTACCGAGGGCATGTCGTCCCTGGTAGCACTTCATGCTAAGACAGGCGTTGGAGATACTGGAGAATATCTGCTTCCTGAAACTGACCGACAAGTAGGACTTGGTGTTTTGGGCCTGGCTAACTTCCTTGCCTATCACAAAGTCACCTACAAACAATTTGGTCAGGCTTTAGATGATTACTTCGCACACGCATCACAAAATTCCCCCGCCGATGTACTCGTTGGGGAACTTGCCAAGGCCGTTGAAGCAGCAGCACAGATTGCCCGCCACGCCAAGATGGACAGGGCGTTCGCTATTGCTCCTACCGCTTCTTGCAGCTACAGCAACATCGATCTTAGGGGCTTCACTGCCACTCCAGAGCTGGCTCCTCCTATTAGCCGTCACGTTGATCGCGATTCGGGAACGTTTGGGGTTCAGTCATACGATTACCCTGACGACTGCGAAATTGCTGCGGAAGTTGGCTGGGATAACTACACGCGAGTAGTTGATGGAATAGTGCGACTCTTCCAAAATACACTGCTGTTTCATGGTTACTCGTTCAACAGCTGGAGTGATGTAGTAACCTACGACACGGCCTTCCTCAAGGAATGGCTGGACTCACCCCAAACATCTCTCTACTATGCTCTTCAGGTGATGCCTGATACGCAGGCCAAGGACGATGCTCTGGCTGCACTAAATGATGATTTCAAAGATCTCTTTAACTTTGAAACAGACATTGATCCGGATTGTGGCTGCCCGAAAGTTCAGCCCGACAATGAACCTTGTATTCCTTGCGGAGAATGAACCCTACACTATCGCCCTATGATCAAGTCATCAGTCGCAAACGCAAGTGGACTCCAGTTGCTGTTCAAAAAGGCAAGCTAGTTGATGGTGCCGAAGATGCGATCTACCGTGCCCTTGGTCTACGCCACCTCGAACTGCCTGTTAGAGAATTCCTACAGCAGGGGCTGGAAAAGGAGCTACCTAATACTCCTGGTGTACGTCAAGCTCTGCTATCTAATCAGTTGGATGAAGAGCGTCACGACCAAGCTCTTAACTATGTTGTTGCGGCTCACGGCTCCAACGATAAGTTCGAAGCTGAAGCCAAGCACATTCTCAAGGCATGGCTCGACGCACCAGAACATCCCCTCTTGAAAGCTGCCATCCTTGAACGTAGTGTCTTCTTCGTCATCCTTCCCTTCTTCCGATTCACGGGAGACATCGGCATCCGCACCACAGCAGCAGACATCAGCCGAGACGAACAAACCCACGTCGCTGTCCACTCGATGGTCTGCTCCGAGCTGGGCCTCAAGTCCACATCAGGCCTCAATCGACTTCGTAGAGCGACTGTTGGATGGGTAGTTGATGGGCTGTCCTCGTCTGAGAATAAGTATCTGGACAAGGACTTCTGGTTGAACCAGTCTGATTCCTTGTATGAAAGGGGTAAGGCCCCTGGCCTATCCGATACCAAGCGTGCTCGGATGCCTGCGTTCTTTGAAGCTTCCAACACCGATCTGCCTCAATATGGCTAATGACTATCTTGAAGTCGAAGAGCTTCCTCTATCCAGAGTGGTAGGGGGACAGGTTGATCTTGTCAAACTAATTGAAGAACTTGATGCGATGTACCCTGACCGGTACCCAGAGTTCTCTATTTGCGAACGACAAATGGCCTTCCATGCGGGGGCTGTTGCTATTATCCGTTATCTTAAAGGAAAGATTTAATCATGTGCCTTGGTGCTCCTAGAATTCCTGAACCGCCGCCGCCGCCACCGGCTCCTCCTGCTCCACCAGAACCCGTGGTTAGCAGCAAAATGCCCACCCAAGTTTCACCAGTCAGATCACTGCGAACGGCTGCTCGTCAAGCCGCTCAAGGAACTTCTCGCCTCACCATTCCACTTAATACTGGCGGCGATCAGACTGGGCTCAACATTGGTAAATAAACATGGAAAATCAGACTGCCGCTTCCAGATATGCAAGGCTATCTAGCGACAGAACGATCTTCCTTGATACTGCTAGAGACTGTGCTGCTCTCAGTATTCCACATTTGTTGACTCCTACTGGATCAATGAATGGCCAAAAACTTCCTACCCCCTGGCAATCAGTTGGTGCTAAGGGGGTCAATGTAATGGCCTCTAAGCTGATGCTTAGTCTGTTCCCTGTGAACACGACATTCTTTAAGCTTCAGATTAACGATGGAAAGCTGACCAGTAATCCAGAAATTGATGCAAAAGTTCGCTCCGAAATTGATCTTAGTTTGGCTAAGATGGAGCGGGTTGTTATGCAATCTATTGCTGAATCCCAAGACAGAGTGATTCTTCATCAAGCGATGAAGCATCTTATTGTCACTGGTAACGCTCTAGTGTTCATGGGTTCAAAGGGTATCAAATTGTATCCTTTGGATCGTTATGTTGTTGTACGAGATGGGGAAGGACAACCCATTGAGGTTATCACTGTTGAAGCAGTTGATCGTCAGTTCCTTCCCAAAGAGCTTCAAACCTCTGATAAGAAAAACGTTAATGCTGTTGATGATACCAGCGGAACAGCCGCAGTGGCTGATATTTCTGTTGGCGAAGGTGAAGCCGTTGTATACACATGGGCTAAGCTGATCAACAATCAATGGGTGTGGAAGCAAGAGGTTGATGGGGAAGTAGTTCCCAATAGCCTCAGCAAAGCTCCAAAAGAAATTACTCCTTGGCTTCCCCTACGCTTCAACGTTGTTGATGGTGAGGACTATGGGCGTGGACGCATTGAAGAATACCTTGGTGATCTTAGGTCTCTTGAAGGACTTATGCAAGCAATGGTGGAAGGTTCCGCTGCTGCTGCTAAGGTGGTCTTTCTGGTATCTCCTTCTGCTACCGTTAAGCCTTCTCTTCTGGCAAAGGCCGGAAATGGGGCAATTATTCAGGGCCGCGAAGGCGATGTTGTTGCGGTTCAGGTTCAAAAACAGGCTGACTTCTCCACCGCCTATCAAATGATCACCCAGCTGAATCAACGGCTGAGTGAAGCATTCCTCATTCTTACTGTAAGGCAGAGTGAACGCACAACTGCTGAAGAGATTCGCGCTACCCAGCAGGAACTTAACGAGCAACTTGGTGGTATTTACGGTAACCTAACCGTAGAACTCTTGCGCCCATACTTGAATCGTAAACTGTCTGTGCTTCAACGTAGTGGTGAAGTTCCTAAACTTCCCAAAGGAATTGTATTCCCTACCGTTGTTGCTGGCCTGGAAGGTGTGGGTCGCGGTCAAGATAGGGAATCTCTTATGATGTTCCTTCAAACTGTGTCCCAGTCTCTTGGACCTGAGATCATGATGAAGTTTATCAATCCTGATGAAGCCGTTAAGCGTCTTGCTGCGGCACAGGGTATTGACATTCTGAATCTGGTCAAGACTCAAGAACAACAGAATGCTGAGATGAAGCAAATGCAACGTCAGCAGGCCCTTCAATCCTTGACGGAACAGGTTGGTCAATTTGCCAGCTCTCCGTTGGTGGATCCTAGTAAAAACCCTCAAGCACTCGATGGCATCCAACAGACGCTCCAAAACCTTGGAGGAACAGGTATCCTCCCAGGAGGACAGCCTCAGCAACCTCCAGCTCCAGCCCCTACCCCAGGAGCCCCAGGGCCTTAACCCTGAAGACTACGAGGTTGCCGATGAGGCAATTGAATTGAATACGAGAAATAAGTACGCTGGCAAACCAAAGGTTCGGGCCAACAAGTCTCGGCCTTTGGTTGGCAGTCACGGTCCTAAAATCACTCAACCTACCTTTGGCGTCGTCACTGGCGTCTATCACTAATGCAAGAAAACACCTTTGATTCGACTGATGATCTCGACGCTAAAGAACGTCGTCTTACCGAAGAAGCTCGCCTTGCAGAGATTGGTGAAAAACTAATTGAGCAAGAAGAAGAACGAGAGCAACGCAAATACGATCAGGCCCGTGAGGATGCCGAATCGGAACTGCGTTATGCTGGTAAGTTCAAGTCTGCTGAGGATCTTGAGAAGGCTTATAAAGAGCTGGAAAAGAAACTTGGACAGAAAGAGAGTAATGACTCTTCCTCAGAAGAAGAAACTGAGAGTGATGAGTCATCAGAAAATGAAGAGGAGGATCAGGAAGAAGAGATTGCTGTTTCTGAAGAAGCTGAGTTTCTTAAGTCTGCTTCTGAGGAGTATTATTCCAACAACAATCAACTTAAGCCTGAAACCATTCAAAAGCTTAAGGAGATGCCTTCGGAGAAACTTGTCGAGGCATACCTAAATAATGTCAGAAACTCTCCAGCAGCAACGCCTCAGGTCCTAACAGATGCTGATGCAAAATCAATTGTTGATTCTGTTGGTGGCACTGATTTTTACAATCAAACACTTGCTTGGGCAGCGGATAATCTTTCCCCCACTGAAGTTGCTGCGTATGACAACGTAGTTAACAGCGGGAATAAGGATGCGATCTTCTTTGCTGTTCAAGCTCTCAATCAAAAGTATAAGGATTCCGTGGGATTCGAAGGGCAGCAAGTCTCTGGTAAAAATGTTCGTAATTCCGTCAAGGGATTCCGTTCACAAGCCGAACTGGCTCAAGCCATTTCTGATCCTCGTTACCGTAATGATCCGGCATATCGGCTAGACGTTGAAGAAAAACTGGCTGCAAGCGGCGATCTGCTTTAAGTAGATTGTGGGGACTGCAATGTCCCCCTGCCTATTGAGGATGGGATAACCTCGTTAAAAACCCAGTTCGAACTGGAGTATTGGCCCGGTGCGCTGGATACCCAATACAACGGACGTATTACCCAAAAACTGAATACTTTTAATCCGGACAAAATTCTAAGTACTTAGGAATCAAGTAAACCCTTTTTTCCTTTAATCAAGTGACTGCAACTCTTACGCAACTCGGCCAGGCTAATAAGGCCGGTGATACTAAAGCCCTCTTTCTGAAGCTCTTCACCGGTGAGGTGTATGAAGCTTTCCGTAACGCTACCATTGCCAAGGGTCTGGTCCAGAACCGTACCCTCCGTAACGGCAAGGAAGCCCAATTCATCCACACCGGTCGCATCACGGCTGGCTACCACACCCCCGGCTCCGCTATCCTCGGTTCGGGCAACCCTCCTGTGGCTGAGACCACCATCGCAATGGATGACCTGCTGGTCGCCAGCGCGTTTGTGTATGATCTGAACGAGACCCTGTCTCAGTATGACATCCGTGGCCCCATCGCCCGTCAGATCGGCCAGAGCCTGGCTGAATTCTATGACCGTCGTATCTTCCGCGTTCTGGACCGTGCTTCGGGTCTGACCGCTGCTGTGACCGGCGAACCCGGTGGTTTCCAGGTCAACCTGGGTGCCAACAAGGAGTATGATGCTCAGGCCCTCGTGGACGGTTTCTTTGAAGCCGCTGCTCGCCTGGATGAGATCGCTGCTCCTAAAGATGGTCGTGTGGCCGTGCTGGCTCCTCGTCAGTACTACGCCCTGATCAGCCAGGTTGATACCAACATCCTCAATCGTGAGTATGGCAACAGCCAGGGCAACCTGAACAGCGGCGAAGGTCTCTATGAGATCGCTGGTATTCGCATCTACAAGTCGAACAACATCCCCTTCCTGGGCAAGTATGGTTCGGCTTCTGGCGCCAGCATCGACGCTGCCGCTGTGACCGGTGAGAACAACAACTACGGTATTGCTTCGAACTTCACCAACAGCTGTGGTCTGATCTTCCATCGTGACGCTGCTGGCGTTGTCGAGGCGATTGGTCCTTCGGTCCAAACCACTGGCGCCGACACCAAAGTCATCTACCAAGGCGACGTGATCGTCGGTAAGCTGGCCTATGGTGCTGGTGCTGTGCGTGTGTCCTGTGCCGGTGCATTCCGCAACGTCTGATAACTCCTAATCTGGAGATTATTAGGAACAAGTTAGGGGGTCTCTACGGGGGCCTCCTTTTTTATACCCGTGTCTGTCCAATGACTTTTGCTACCACGCAGCTTGAAGCTGTCAATCAAATGCTTACTGGCATCGGACAGGCTCCGGTGACTTCTCTTGATTCGTTTAATCCTGAAGTGGCTACGGCACTTAGCATTCTTGATGATGCTAACCGTTCTGTTCAAGGAGAAGGATGGAACTTCAATACTGAATATAAGTATCCATTCGTTTCCGATGTGAATGGTGACATCTTTGTGCCAAATACTGTTCTGCAAATTGCAGACAACAAGATTGCTAACGTACAAAAATACCAGACCGTATTGCGCCAAGGTCGGCTTTACGATAAAATCAATCACACCTACACTTTTCCCATTAACACCACGATTTACTGTGATGTGATCTGGGCATTCGACTTTGAGGATCTTCCACAAATCTTTAAGGATTACATCACCATCAAGGCCACCCGCATCTTCTATGATCGTGTGGCAGGAGATATTGATACGGTGAAGTTTAAGATCTTTGAATCGGATGAAGGGATGGCCAGGGCCAACTGCTTGTCTTATGATACGCAGACCTCCGAAGCTAATATCTTTGGAATTGAGACTGGTCAAAATTATTACATTTCATTCACACCATATCGAGCACTGGCACGCTAATGGCTACTATCTCTCAGAAAATTCCTAACCTGATTGGTGGGGTTTCTCAACAAGCAGACTCTTATAAGCTTGCTGGGCAGCTTAGGTCTTGTACTAATTACTTTCCAGACCCCGCCTTTGGACTCATTAAGCGTCCAGGTCTCAAGGGTATTGGAAAACTGAGTGGAGCCACAGCAGATGGCACTTGGTTCATGGCTGTCCGTGATGACCAAGAGCGTTACATCATTCAATTTTCTAAGGCTGGCGTATTAAAGATTTGGGATGCTGAGTCTGGTGTTCCTAAAACAATCAATACTCCAGCTGCTAGTGCTACAACCTACGCAACGCATTCTGATTCAGCGGATCTGGCTCTGCTGCAAATCAATGACTACTACTTTGTCTTAAACAAAAAAGTAGTCACGCAAATGGCTGCAACGACAAGTGCTGCTCACTCCCACTATGCCTTTTTGCTTATTAATACTATTGGAGGTGATCTTACTTATTCGGTGACTTTGGATGCCACCACTTATACCATCACTAGTTCTAGCAGTCATACTAGACTTAACGATGTACTTACAAGTTTAGTTAATGCTATTAATGCTGGTGGCACTTTTACGGCTACCGCAGTTGGTAATGCTATTTACATTGTTAAGAACACCGGAGCAGACTTCACCGTTAAGGCTTCTGGTGGTGCCACTGGAAATGCACTGGAGGCGTTTAAGGGTGAAGTGCCATCCATTACGAGTCTACCTCAACAATTTAAGAATGGGGCTATCATAAAAGTTGCTGGGGATGCAAACACCAAAGGTGATGATTACTACGTAAAGTTTACCACGGATGGTGGTGGTTCCTATGGAGCTGGTTCATGGAAAGAAACCATTGGTTACAGCGTACCACTTAGGTTTAATGGTACCACCATGCCTCACGTTATTATTCGTGAAGCCGATGGATCCTTTTCCTACCGTAATCTGAACCAAACAGCAGTTACGCCAACAGCAACACTTACTGGTGTTCCTCAAACAATATCGATTACCAACAATTCTTTTGGCAAGTATCAGGTTGGAGAAAGCTTTCCAGTAAGTGGAGGCTCCGGAACAGATCTACGCCTTAGGGTAACTAGCACCTATACTCGTACGACAACTACCACGTCTACAAATACCTCCACAACTGATTATGTTCAGCTGGTGTATGTGACAATTGGTGGGGTTCCAACTGCTAGGTATCGCTGGTATGTGGGTGGCTCTCAAATTGCTGAGACCACAACTACCAATACAATTACGGTTGGAAACAAACAGATCTCTCAAAACGGAGCATTTGCTCCAGCAGCGCCACTGACCACAACAAAGGCTGGTTTGACTATTGTCACCTCCTTTCCGAACACAATCAATGGTGTCGAGATCAGCCGTCCAGGACGTAACTACACAGCTTCTAATGTGGTTAGTTCGGAGTTTGGAGATACGTTTACGATCAACACCGTGGCATCGGCTACCGGTACTGTAGATTTGGCTGCCAATCAGTATTGGAATAATCGAGTTGTTGGAGATACTGAATCTAATCCAGATCCAACCTTTATTGGTTCGACCATTAGCGGTATCAATTTTTTCAAGAATCGTTTGGTATTCTTCAGCAATGATAATGTGATTTGTAGTCAAGCTGGAAGTTATTTTGACTTCTTTGCTAGTACTGTTATTACCATTGTCAACAGTGACCCGATTGATATTTCTTGTGGATCTCAGAAGCCTATTCAGCTAAGGCATTCGCTTCAGATTCCACGAGGATTGATGCTGTTTGCTGATAATGCTCAGTACATTCTTGAAACTTCCACGGAAGCCTTTAGTCCTTCAACCGCTGAAATTAACCTCGTTTCTACATTCAGCCAAGATACCAAGGTTCCTCCTGTTGATGCGGGTAATAGTTTCATGATTCTGGATCAAAGTTCACGAGCATCCAGCATCAGAGAAATCTTAATTACCGACTCCAATACAAAACCTCAAACAGCAGACATTACAAAACCTATACCTTCGTACTTGCCTGCTAAGGTTACGTCATTCAAGGGAAGCACTACTACTAATACTCTTGTTCTACTTTCAGATCAAGAGAAGAATGCCATTTACATGTATCGTTGGCTTGTCAGTGAAGGCAAGGCTTTAATGAACAGCTGGTTCAAATGGGTTCTACCGGGAAATATCTCCTTGGTTAATTTTGAAGATGAATCTCTTTACATTGTAACGCAACAGCCTAATGCTTTCCTGAGTAAAGTAAATCTAGTCACTGAGTCATCCAGTGGGGCTTTGCTTTATGAGAATACCTATGTAGATACTCGGTTGGATTTCTACAACTATAATCCTCAAACCATTTATCTAAGTGGTACCGACGAAACAAAGGTATGCTTTAAGGACGGACTTGAATCATTTACTGGTACGGCTGCTGTTGTATCATTGGATCCAGTTAATCCAGGTTGGGTTAATAATCTTACGGTTCAATACAATGCGGCTGCTCCAGTTGGACAGAAGTACTTTGTGTTATTGGAAGGAGATCAAACTTCCTACTCATGGGCTCTTGGTGTGACTTATGAAGCAGAGGCTACGCTTCCTGCGTTGTATTACAAACCAAGTGAAAATAGTGCGGATACTCTTAACATCCCTACAATCTATCGAGCAACCATTAGTAGTTACAACTCCGGGCCGTATACTGTAGAAATTGATGCGGATGGGCGTGATGTGTATTTGGCTGAACTTCCTCAAATTACAGCCAACCTCTATCAAGCTCAAACACTTCCGATGCTTCGTAATGCTAATAACACGGTGCCAATTATGGCCCGAGCAGATCAGGTATCAATCAAACTTAAGGCCGATTATCCATTCCCCACCGCCATCACAAGCCTAACATGGCAAGGATCTTTCACAACACGAGGAGTGACCAGGCAATAAATCTTATTCGTCCTGCCACTGTTGAAGATGCTTTCTATGTGGCATCACATCTTCAAGAAGACGATCGTCGGGAATTGGAGGGTCTTGGCCATAAAAACATGGCCCTGGCCCTCTCTATTTCTGTTCTGTCTTCTGACTTCAGTGTTACCTTTTTAAATCCTAAGGGTGACCTCTGCGGAATTGCGGGGGTATCCAGAACAGATGCCCATTGCGGATCCATATGGATGCTAACCACACCACATGTCCGTCCGTATCCAAAACTCTTTTTTAAGGAAGCAAAACGATGGGTCGATCAAATTGCTTCGTATGATGTCCTCCATAACATTGCTGATCCACGAAACACTCTTCACATGAAACTTCTCCATATGCTTGGATTCAAGAAGCTCATGTATCGTACTGTGGGTCCTGACCGTTTAACCTATGTTGAATTTGCTAAGTTAACAAAATGTGTGATGTCACAATCGCTATCGCTGCCGTCAGCGCAATTAGCTCCGGATTAGGTTCTATTGCTTCTTATCAAGCCGAACAGCAGGCTTATGCGGGACAGATGGCTGCGTATCAGGCTTCTCAGGAGGCCTATAACCGCCAGATCAAACTTAACGCTGAGGCTGCCAACCGCGCCTATGTTGCGGACCAGATGAAGCTGAAAAATGAATACGATAAGTCAGCCGTTGAGTCTCAGAAGCTTATGACTAATGCCCTTCAAGCCCAAGGCAATATCATGGCTTCTGGTAGGGTTGGTCAATCCGTTGGCATCCTTGCCCAGGATGCTGAAAGAAGCTTTGGCAGGGACATGGCTACGCTTGGTATGAATCTTGGTTATGCCAATGAGGATTATCTGCTTAGTAGTCAGAATACCTTCCAACAGGCTGAAAGTGCCAACGCCGCTGCTGCTGCTGGTAGGATGATCAGTCCTAGTGCTCCTAGTGGTCTTGGTCTCGTGTCGGGCATTGGTGGGTCGATTGTGGGTGGCCTTGGAACATATAATGAGTTTGCAGCGCCTGGTAAAAAGATCGGAGAAGACTAATCCATGGCTAGTATTTATGATCCACAGGGTCCACAGGTTGCTCTTGGTGGGCCGTCTGTATCTCCAGGCTTTAGCCCTACGAGAACCTTCGATCCAAGTCAACAAATGCTTGAGGCTGTTGAACAACAGTCACGGCTTAAAAATAGAGAGATTGAACAGCTAACTGCCTTTAGTTCCACGCTGTCTAAGTTCGTACAAGAACAAGGTGAGCAGTGGAAAAAAGGTGAAATTGCAAAGGGCTTTTCTAAGTTCATCAGCAGTGGTGGTTCTCTTTCTCCAAAGTATCAACAAGAACATAAAGAAGCAGAAGTTCGTCTCAGTGATGCAGCCAAACGGGACAACCAACTGGCAACAGTCGCTGAAACTCTTCCTAATGCTGAAGGTATTTCCGCTGGTATTCGAAATAATTCTCCAGCTTTGACTGGGTGGCAGGCCTACGGCTATAGCATTGCTCAGGCTCAGAACGCTCCGTTCTCTCTTGCTAACTACATCAATAAGGCAAGAAGCGAGAATGCCATTATCCGTGATCCAGATACCGGAGTAGATATTACCATCGGTCCCCGCATGGGTAGGGCTCAGGCAGAACGTGTCATGGAGCTGCTTACCGAGAAGTGGTCACTGGAAACAGGCATTTCTAAGATCAATCCTCAGGTTTTGATGGAGCACGCAGCAAATAACATTGCTGTTACCAAGCTTCGGATCATGGAGGATTGGGGCAAGGAACTGGATAGCAACGCCAAGGCTTTTCAAAAGGACGTTGCCTTTACTAATGCCGTCACTGCTCTTGGAGGCATTACGGACAATACATCTGCCGCAACAGCTTCGACTGCGGTAGAGAAAATTCTGAGTCCTTATTCTTACCAGGAAATCAACGAAGACTTTCCTAAGATGCTGGCAGCTGCTTACCAAAATAAGGTGGCCGCTGGAGATCAACTCGGAGCCACTGCCCTGCTTACGAACCTTGGCAGCACCAGGCATCCGTCTGGCGTTGGTACCTATCGGGAACGTTTTCTTACAACGTTCCAAGATCTGGAAAGCAAACTTCAAGAGTTTGGGGCTGATCAGGAAAAGGCAAGAAAGGCTGATCAACTTGCACTGTTCCAACAAGAAGCTGAGCGGTACAATAATCTTCCCGCCGCCCAACGTGACGCCTTTATCAACGATCCAGCCAATGGTCTTCTGACTAGGATGCGCCTTGCTGGCATGTCTGAAAAGGAAATCAATGAGGCTCGTACTGGTGGTAGTACATCATTTGAAATTGCTCTATTGAAGGGCATCCGTGATGGTAGCCTTCTTGTAGGGTCTAATAAGATCACCAAGTCGGTTCTGGATACCTACCTGGCCAATGGTACTATTGATAAAAGCGTTTACGATCAGGCCATCGCTAATCCAGAACTTGCTCAGCAACAGACGGTTAACGATGTCTTCAAAGATGCTAAGGATCAAGCAGTCAATCTGATTCGTGCGTGGCAAACAAAGTCGTTTACCGGTTCGACTGTGCCCTCAGAAGCCTCCAAGGCCCAGGCTAAGGTGGTTGCAGAGGTGGCCATTGCCAAGGCCATGTCTAAATACCAAGGCACCATCCAGGCCCAGGTAGATGCCAATCAACCAATTAACATTATCAAGGTTTCCCAGGATCTGGCAGCTTTGGCTCGTCAGGAACTTAGTGATGCCAACTCAGCTTATTATTGGAATCCGGATACTCACTCGGCACCTAACCTTCAAAAGGCTACTGATAAGACTCCATCCACAGCTCCTCCAACCTTCACCACCACCTTACCAAAACCCGTCATAGACGCAATTACCAACAGAGTTTCATCCAAAGCAGCTCCTGTTCTTGATCCAACAGCAGTTGATATTCCCGCTCAAATGATTGCCAATGAACAGTTGGCAGTTAATCAGGGTGGTAAAATATCCAGCAGCGTTGTTAACATTGCTAAGGCTTCTGGATACAAGGATGTTAATCGGTATCTCTCCGATCAAGCCACTAAAAATGGCATGACGTGGACACCGAACTCTGATCAACAAACATTCCTACGAAATGCAAAAACAATTTCTCCTAGCATCGCTGCTCGTCTTGCCGGTGAACTTACACCTTCTGAACGGCGGCGCCTTACACAACAGCTGGAAACAATACGAACCCAGCAACAAACAAAGGCGTCACTTTCGGCAGCAACGGCGCCTGGGGGAACCTATGCCACATTCCAGAATGATTTGATTCAGCGGGAAGGCGGCGGTACGGATCCGTACGGACAGTACAACTTTGGATTCGCCCGTAGTGGTCCCGCAGATCCAAACCTTACCAACCTGAAGGTAAAGGACGTTATTCGTGGTAACTACACGATCAATGGTCAACGTGTTGTTCACTTTGGAGCCTATCAATTCAAGGCCGATACCTTTGCAGCTGTTGCTAAGAAGGTTGGTATTTCGATGGATGCTCCATTCAACAAAGAGACCCAAGACCGTGCATTCCGAGCGGTGGTTATGGAAGGAGCCCTTCCTTGGAGGAATCGTCTGAATGATTACATGTCAGGCAAGGTTCCAGATACTGCTACCAATAGAGCTGCTGCCATTCAAGATCTACAAACTGAATGGACATCTATGAAGAATCTGACTCCGGCAAAGCTTGGGTCGTATCTTCAGAACATGAGGATGGAACGGCAGCAAAGCACTGTTGATCCGAATCTTGGTACTCTGCCTCCTCCGCAACGGACTGTTCGCGTTGGACAGATGCTGCTCAACATGGGCGTCAAGATTTGGCAACATCCAAACTTCGATCTTAATAAAGGGTACGTTGAAAAGGGCGGTAGAGTTGGTCGTCATTCCGACAGTTCACGCCATTATGCTGGTAGGGCCCTTGACCTTCCTCTTTCACATAACAGTGTGACAGAGCTTGATAAGACGTTTGACTATCTAAAAAACAATGCTGCGGCATTTGGCATCACCGAACTGTTCTGGGACCGAAAGGGTTATTATCAGAACGGTAAGTTGATTGGTGGACCACGGTCCCAGGCCATTCCAGGCCATGATACTCATCTTCACGTCGCATTCTAACTTGGGAATCAAAGGGACTTTCTTGCGAGATGGTCCCTTCCCACAACACATCATTTACCCTTAAGGGGGTTCCATTAAATGCCTAGCCTTACTGATTCGTGGGATTCTCAGTATTCATACCAAGACACCACATCAGTGTCTGCGCTTGATTCTGGGAAAACTAATTCTCAAATTGAAGAAGAAAATCGCAACAAACAAACCAAGGCTGCGATTCAAAAATCTAGACAGATTAAGGAAAAAGCCGCAGCCGACAAAGCGAAGAAGCGGGCTAAGGGTCGTCCCAAACGTAATCGGGAATCATGGAATCCCGCACAGGTGCTTGGTCAAACCATTGGTGATGCTGCTAAGGCTCCATTCGAAGCAGTTTCAGATGTTGTTAGTCCCATTGCTGCTGCCGGTGGTGAATGGGTTGATAAAAACCTTTACGGTATTCGAGATGTCAAGCAGCTGGAAAAGCGTAAGCAGGTAAGGCTTGGCAAAGAAAAATCAGATCTTGCTGTAAAGGCTGAACAGACTCGTGGTGAACTGAAGAAGCAATTTAAGCCTATTGCTGAAACTGCCAAGATGCTGCTTAAGGGTTCCGGCCCAGGCATTATTGAGGACTACGGTTCACGAGCAGTCACTGCTGGTCAAGAGATCATTGCTCGCACGGGTGAGATGATTGGCCGCCCTGTGGCCCCTGAACAGGATCCTAGAAGCGATAGGTACATCAAGGCCCAGATTGACTTTGGACTCACTCCAGAGGATCCTATGATGGCTAAGGGGGCCGAACTCCTGAAGCTTATCAATGGTGCTCGACTGCTCCGCCGGATTGCTCCTGGAGATGTCAGCAAGAATAAGATGGCCAGCTTCACTCGTGATAGAAGCCTGGATTTCTTTGCTGGTTTCATTCACGCTGATACCTCTGATAAGGGCGGTCCTACCCTGCTTGCCAGGCTAGATGAGGCCCTGCCTGAGAACCTCCGTCAGTTTGTTCCAGCAGCAGTTCTAGGCGATCCTGATTATGATAGTGAGGCTCGGTATCGAGTCCTTGCTGGTCTTGAAGACATGGGTCTTGGTATCGTTGCTGATGCCGTGGGTGCCAGCTTTAAGGCACTTGATATATTCCGTACCAAACTGCGCCCATTCGGCAAAGCAGTTACCGATGAAACCCGCGCAGAAGCCATCTCGGAAGGAGTTAAGGTTCTCAACAAGGAACTGGATAATGCTGCTGGTAAGGCATCCGTAAAGGAAACAGAAGAGGCTATTCGATGGAATGATGCGGATCAACTGACCCGCGATGAGATCCTCACTAAGATTGATGATATTAAACGTCGTCAATCGGACCCCTGGGAAGACAGCGCCGAACTTAAAAAGCAACTGGATGCTGCTAATGATGAACTGAAGGATATTGACAACAACATTCTTCAACGTTCTGAAGGTATGCCCAGTGGAGCCAGCCGGGTTGAAACTGCTGCTGACATTGGTAAGTTTGACATTCCTGAGGCCATCCTCCAGAATCGTGTTTGGATTACGGATGCTGCCACAAAAAGGGCCAACATGAGTGATGGTTGGAGGGCCCAGATTGACGAAGCTCTTGAGTATTACAAAGATAATATGGAGAGCCTGTATCGTCGATATAAGCCTTCCGAAGTCAAACGTATTGTCTCTGCTATTGATCAGCAGGTTCTGGATTCGTATCAATCGGTTCTAGATACTACTAAGTCAGCAGAAGAAGTCCAACAGGCCATGCTGGATACCTTCCGTAAGGAAGGGCAAACCTTTACTGGCGAGGTTGGTACTGAACAGATCAAAACCAAGGCACTCGTTGTTACCCAAGCAATGATGCGTCGTCTGTCTGAGAAGGCAGCCAACATTGGTGATGATTATCTCAGATCTGAATCTGCTGGTCTTCCTGAAGGCAACCACTTTGATCGCCTTGTTGATCAGGTGGCTGGCCTTGCTATGCTTCGCAAGGAGTCCTGGTCGCTTGAAGCTGGCCGTCGTCTGGCTGCTGGTAAGGCATGGAAAGGCACTCTGGATGAACTTGCTGCTCGGGAAACCGAAGAAGGCGGCACTGTTCTCACCACGAAGCTGTTGCGTAAGTGGGCAGATCATGTTAAGTACCTGATGAGGACTGGAGATCCAGCTGCTCGCACAGAGGCTCGTCAGATGGCCCTTGCTATGGCACTGTCTGGTGGTGATCCTGCTAAAACGATTAGCTTTGCCCAAACGGTTATCCGGTACGCAGGTAAACGGGCCCTTGGACTGTTCTACAATAACATCCTGTCTGGTCCTAAGACCATCATCAGGAACCTTTCTGGTGCTGCGAGGCT